TAATAATAATTCCACAACTGAATTTGTTTGGCCTTGCCGTTCAACTTTATAACCTGAACCTCTAAGCATTTTATTTAATTGCCAGATACATAACCCGTGATCTGTAACTCTACGCTCAGAGAACCTTGGTTTAGTCTTGTACGGTTTCCATTCTTTATCTACTAAGTTTACCATACGGTTTCTCCTCTCTAAATTTCCGTCAGATTTAAGTTTATTCTATATTATATATATTTAATTGTAAACGGATAAATAACTAGATTTGCGGAATAAATTGATCCATAGTCTCTATCATAAAAGTATTAAATCGTTAATCTCTGTTCATCTAAGGGGCAGGAAATAGTGCGAATCGGGGACCTTTTGCCCCCGACTCACGATTTTATTATCTTCCGGCATATTCTAATGCGGAATGTAAAGCACGTCTTTTTAGTGCTCCTTTTGGTCCTAACCAAACCGATGTCATGGTTGCGTCCCTGTCTCTACCGGACTGATGATCAATATAATACGTGACGGCGTTAAGTGCCTGCCACCAAGTATTTTTGAACAAAGTTGCTCCGGGTTGAGTATGAATAGTATTATTCAAGTACTCTAGAGTCCGAGAAAACATCTCAGGGGTTGGGTTGTTCTCATTTTTTAAAGATGGCTGAAATAAGGCAATCCAGTATTTCCACAGATCTTTATCCGTGTACTCTTTGGAAGCAAGTAATTCAGACTGCTCCTTAAACTCCGACATTTTATTGTGAGCTAAACCTAATGCAGTTTCTGCTTTAAATTGGATATTAGCATCAAATTCCTGAACATGTGGCATTCGGAACTCGGCGCTCTTACCGTCTAAAGCTTGCATTAAAGTATTTTGGCAAACAACTCGTATCGGTGTCCACATAATCTTTAATGACTGACCCCAGATATGCGGGTGATAACAAAACAGATATGAATCTATTTTATCTTTACCCTTGATTGCGAATGACTCAGAAGTCTTTGCAAGTACAAATATTCTTCGTCCGCCGTCAAGAGAACCCGCTGTCTCTAGTGTCATATCACCAGATTCAGTGAACTTTTTGAAGAACCCAAGCGCCTGTCTGTTTTGCACAGGAACGTATGAATGACCACAAGGCGATAACTCCTTACCATCTGAATCACGGACCAATACGAAATAATCTTCCGATTGTTGACCTGTCACAGGGTTATTAAACGGAACTTTATTTACATTCCAATCTAAACCCGCAACGAGCTCCATTTGTTCAGGGGTAACATCGTGACCGACTTTGTGACCAAGACCATGCCAAGGCTTTTGACCGGCATAAGCCATAGTTTCTACATTTGCGACCATACGCTTTTCTCCTCTCTGTTAACCATAAATTAACCTCCCGATAAATATTAGAAAACTACTGAATCCTAACATCACAAAAGGTATCCCGATTATGATTAGGTAAAAAAAGAATTGTTTCATAATTTTACCTCCATAATAAGATAAATAGAGTCTATTATAAATTTAACCACTTGTAAACGGAATAATATTGATCTAGTCAATAAATAGGCTCACGCCAATATATAAGGCCAATATGAAAGAAAGATAATAAAATCAATGCTAAAATGCCATCGGTTTAGTAAATTATTGGATTATTGGTAACTTTACCCTGTTTTTTAAAATAAAATTACCAAAATCCCTATATAGTACTACTGAAGTCTCGGTAGTTTACTCCAGAAATACACAAATCCTGCTCCTGATATCATCGCACCAGTCCAGAACATTTCAGAATGAATCATCAAGATTATTCCTAAAAACATCAGCGCAAAAGAAAGCGCGAATGCTATTGCTATTAATATTGCGTACATAACTCTCCTCTCTTGTAAAGGGAGCACCCGAAAGCACTCCCTTTTGTGTGATTATTGATTTACAGCTTGAGATAATTCTCCAGAATCTTGAGCATTTGACATCTTGCAGATACCCGCAGAGATCATATTAGCTCTGTAATATTGGAATATTCTCCAAGGATTCTGAGTAGTTTTTAATTTACCAGATTCCGCAAGCTCATTAACCAAAGTTTTTAGCTCTGGCTCTTGGAACTCGCTATTACCAGACTCAGAAATTCCTCCTAAGATTTGTCTAATCTGCGGAGTCATTTTAGAATCTAATTCTGAAGGGATATCAAAAGAGTAAGCTCTTATATTTTTACTCATAATAAACTCCTTTCAAAAAGTTAATAATAACTCTAGTATCTCATGAAATCAGATAAAAGTAAACGGATAAATGAGGACAAGTTGTCACATCTATCCGCTCTCTATATTACGGACGATTTGATACTTAATCAAAATCAATCATAAGCCATTGCTCTCTCCCTGTCAAATCGAGATTATCGCGATATTTCGCTCTCTTATTTAACCCAGGTCATTGGCCTAAGAAAAACGTTTTTTCTCGAGGAATCCATGGCCACCAGGCTTGGGCCCGGGGGTCCCGTGCATGCGCCCAAAAAGGTTTGCTCCTACCTAGTCGATCTGCGGGGGAAGATAATGCTAACGGATAAAATAATATATAACAACGGACAAATAATTAAGTGCCACTATAGTAGAAGAAAAAAAGTAAAAAAATTACTAAACCGATGGTAAATGCCAATAAATATAATATACCAATAACAAAAACCATTATATAGCTACTACATGGTTAAATTTATTCTTGTATTACAACTTTGCGCTAGTGGCATGTGCTATACTCCGCTAACTAATCCTGCATTCGAATTTGATAGTTATCGTGAATGTGCCCTTAATGGTTATTTAGAAGGTGGTAAGATGATGAATGCATTTGATCCTGTTGAAGTAGAAAAGACACAACCAATAATAAGATTTTGGTGTCAAGAAGAGAAAAAACAGAATATATAGTTTACTATGCAGTGGAAAGTGCGTATAATGACTAAACCAGACATGATGCACGATGTAAGTGTAGTATATTTGGAAGCACCTAGTTTTGAAGCTGCTAAACAACAAGTAAAGTTAGCTGACAATCAGGTAGCTACATTTGAAGTTAAGGAGGAAGAATTAAATGCCGGGAAAACATAAAAAGAAAAAAGGTAAAAATGCCTATTACTATATGGGTGTTAAAAAGAAAAAAGGTTATTAATGAGTAATAAATCTAAAGCAGGCGGTTTTAGAGAAGGTTCTGGTAGACCAAAAGGTTCATTGGGCGAGAAGTCTATTGCTGTTCAATCAAAACTAGAATCACTTGGTTGTGATCCAATAGAAGCATTAGCAAATATTTCTATGGATACTAACAATACGCCTGAATTAAGATTTCAAGCAAACAAAGAGTTAGCACAATACGTTGCACCAAAAAGAAAAGCTGTTGAATTAGAAGGAATGATTGACGGTGGATTAAATGTAAGTGTTGTTAAGTTTACTGAAGAAGAAAAATAGTTATGGAAATACAGGTCCCAGACAACTGGAGACCGCGTGATTATCAATTAGACCTCTGGAAATATCTAGAGAACGGTGGTAAACGCGCAGTTGCAGTATGGCATAGACGAGCAGGTAAAGATTTACTGTCAGTCAATTGGTGTGTTACCGCAGCTTTAAAACGTAAAGGTTTATATTGGCACTTGTTACCAACTTACAATCAGGGAAGAAAAATTGTATGGGATGGCATGACAAGAGACGGCAGAAGTTTCATAGAACATTTTCCAAAAGAATTATGGTCAAATGTCAACAACACAGACATGAGGCTAGAGCTTAAAAATGGATCCATTTACCAGGTTGTTGGAACGGATAACGTTGACCGCCTTGTGGGATCAAACCCCGTCGGAGTGGTCTTCAGTGAATACAGTCTTCAGGATCCAAGGGCCTGGGATCTCGTTCGTCCCATTTTGGCTGAGAATGGAGGATGGGCGGTTTTTATTTACACCGCAAGAGGTAGAAATCACGGATACGACATGTTTAATATGGCTTCTAGAAATGACAAATGGTTCTCCCAAAGATTAAGTGTAGATGACACAAGTGTATTATCACAAGACGCTATAGATGAAGAACGAGAAGCTGGTATGCCAGAAGAGCTAATACAGCAAGAGTTTTATTGTAGCTTTGATGCTCCATTAGTAGGTTCTTATTATGGTAGTTTAATGGCTAAAGCATTAGCTGAAGAAAGAATTAAAAATGTACCATACGAGCCACGTCTAGAGGTTCATACATCATGGGACTTAGGAATGGGTGATTCTACAGCTATTATATGGTTCCAACAGTTTGGTAATGAGTATCGGATAATTGATTATTATGAAAACCAAGGAGAAGGTATTCCTCATTATGTC